CATTAGTAATTGAAATTAACTTATCTGGAGAAACACCTTCACCACCACCTTCTTTTGCTTCAGGGTTTACAGCGTTCTGTTCTTCACTATCTTTTTTGTTTTCACCATTGTCTTCAGCTTCTTGGCCTTGACCATTCTCACTAGACTCTTCATTAGACTCTTCTTCGCTTTCATCATCATTAAGATTATAATTGTCAGCAACTGGGTGATTATCAAAATCTGGTAACTTCTTTAATTTCTCAACTTCTTTTTTCTGCCAATTCAATAATAGTTTAGCAAGGTCAACAACATCATCAAACGTTTTCAATGCGTCAACCTTACTTAACCAATTGTTATCAACAGCGGAGAAAGAAATCGGTAATCTTTTTGAAGACTTATAAAACAAGTTGATCTTGTCAATCAACATTAATTCTTTGTTTAGGTCTTTACCTTGAGTACCAAAGAAGTTTTGTTTTTCTAATATATCAAAACCATTTAAGTAATTCTTAACAACACCTGGGTATTGTTTTTGTATAATTTTATCTATTCTACAATCTTCTAATACATTTACATATGATCTTAAAGAGTCATCTTCTATCTTTGCCCAACCATCTGTTGGTGTATGTAAAGCATGAGCGCATTCGTGTGCGATTAACATATCGTAAACATCACCTTTTTGATTTTTGAAAACTGGTAATGTTAAAACTCTATGTTTCGTATCAAACGAAGCGGTTTTAACTCTGTTGTGTTGTACTTGAATATTCTCGGTAGCGATTAACTTTGCGAGTATTGATTTTGTATCTAAATTAATTGTTTGTGTGTCCATGTAGCTAATACTATCAGGATTAACTTTAAAGTCAACCCTTTAAATTGCTAATGTTTATGTAGGTTATTTGATGTAAATGTTCTTACTTTGTTCTTTTTAACACTTTTTCGTATATATTTGACGCTAGATTCTTCATCATTAGGGGTGCAACCATACGACCGATTCGTTCAGCTTGTTTATCAAAGTTACCCTCTAACTTATAATCATCTGGTAAACCCATGATTCTTTTAAGTTCTCGTATTGTAAATTTACGATTCTTACTATAATGAAATACACCCGATACACTCATCTGTTGTCCTCTTTGTGTTAATGTAGGACATGGTAAATCTACCGCAGGTCTTATCATATTAAACATAGATTTCTTATAGTTTATATCTATAAATGAATATTCTTTATCAGTATCCCATTCGTAATGTTTTACCTCGGTATTCATTAATTGATCTATTGTAGTATCTGAATTTGATACAACAGGTTTCGCATTCTTCTCTTTAAACCCCATGTTCTTATATTCTTCCCATTTGTCTTTTGGAATAATACGTATCTCATTCTCACTTGGCTTGATATGTTTTTTAGGGTTAAACGGTAATATCTCTACCCATTTCTTTTGAAAGCCCCCTTGTACATAATCTAATAACTCTTTTTCTTCTTCTTCTGTATTCTCTATATCTTCAATTGATTCTCTTAATGATATTCTTTTTTCATATGGCTGTGGATATATTTCATTTTCCAGCGTCATAAAGTTTAATCCTGCCTCTTCCATTATATCATTTCTTATAGCAACAAAGAAACATCTTTGTCTTCCTTGAGGAGTACCATAATCTGCGGCATTCAATACTTTACCTACAGTTTCATATCCAAGTTTATCAAACTCATTAACTATTCTATTAAAATATTCTTTTGCTTCTCCCATTGTAATACCAGCAACGTTCTCACCGATTACTACTTTAGGCATTATTTCTCCAGCAATACGTGTAAATTCAAAGAATAAGTCTTCTATATTTTCTACTTGTTTTCCATCTGAATATGTTTTAGTTTTATCCCAACCCTTTTCTCTTTTACCAGCAACACTAAACGCTGAACATGGAGGAGAACCATCAAGTATATCTAACTCTCCTTTTTTAAGACCGGTAAGTTTTAAAAAGTCTTCACCCGTAAGTTTCTTTATATCATCTGGTAATACAGGAGTATTTGGATAATTTGATTTATATGTTTCAACCGCTGCTTCTACAAACTCGTTGACTGCTAGTATTTTACCACCGGCTAATCTATAACCCGTAGAAGAACCTCCACCTCCAGCAAATGTAGAGATAACTGTAAAGAGTTCTTTATTAGAGTTGTCTATTACGTCTTTTAGATAATATGGTTTAAACATAATGTAATTATATCAGGTTTATTTAATAATGTCAATGTTACTTTTCTTAGGGTAAGTATCGTTCATCTCTTTTAGTTTTTTTACGTAAGTTCTGAGCTCTATCCATTAGTTTTTCTGCTTTCTTATAAGCAAGATCAAGTTTCATTTTAGAAGCATATTCTGTAAAGTTCTTTCCGATTACATGGTCGTATTCATGTTGAAATATTCTACTCATCATACCATCTAGGTTACCTTCTTTTAACTCACCATTCTCGTCTTGGTACTTAACAACTATCTTACGAGGTCTTGTAATAGTTAAAAATACAAAAGGGAAAGTTAAACAACCTTCTTTCATGGCAACAGTTTCTTCACTTGCTGATACAATCATGGGATTAAAACAAGATAGTTTCATACCATCTTCTAAACTTGGGTGGTCACCTAATACGAACATATTATAGGGTAACCCAACTTGATTACAAGTTAATCCTATTCCACCGTATTTTTTCATTGCGGTAAACATAGATTCTGATAGTTCTTTTCTATCTTTGAAGTCTTGTTCTTTTAACATATCGTCACTAAATGGTGCGATTGCTGATTGTACTCTAGGATCCGTTGGTGGTATTAGTTTTAGTTCTTTAGTCATTTGTTAACCTCGTAAAATTATTTGATTTTTCGAATTTAATAATATTAGTGAATTTATCAAATAGTATATCGCCCTTGTGTGATATAATAAAGATATTCTCTTTGCCCATCTTATTTACAATCTTAAAGAAGTCATCTGTACCTTGACCATCTAAACTACTGTCAAATATTTCATCTAGTATTAAAAGATTTGTATTGGCACTGTTTTTCATTTTAGCAATAGCACGCCAAGTAAATACTAATGCCAAATCTATTCTCATCTTCTCACCCTCACTAAAGTTATTATAGTCAAAAGTATCTCTATGTCTGCTTTTTACTTCTTCTTTAAATTCTTCATCTAAATGAAAAGAAACGAAAAAGTCCATAGATTGTAAGTGTTGATTGATAAGAGTATTCATAATAGGTAAATACTTTTTAATTATCTTAGCCTTAGCACCTCTATCAGATAATATCTCTCTAGCAACATCAAGGTATTTTTTCTCTTCAGTAATTTTTGTTAATTCAAGTTTTGTTTGTTCTAGTTGTTCTTGTAATTCAATTAGATTTTTTTCTATATCTTTATCGTCTTCATCTTTACCTTCTAGTAATAATATCTCATTATGTAAGGTATCCGTAAATCTCTTTAATTCTTTTAAAGAGGATTCTACTTTCGACATTGAGATTTTATTTTCATATAGCTTTTCAGATATACCATTAAACTCAGTAATTTTATTCTCTACTTTAGCTAGTTCTTTTACTAAATCTTCCATACCTTGATTTAATGTAACTACTTTACTTTTTTCTTTTTGTATTTTCTGGTCTCTAAATGTTTCTTCTATCTGTTGAGTACAAGTTGGACAGTTGTCATTTTCTTCAAAAAACTTTAAGTTGGTTTTATGAGTTTCTAAATTCTGCTCTATTTTTGTTTCTAGTTTTTCTAGCTGTTTTAATTTAGTTTCGTATTGAGGTCTACTAGATAAGTTAGTTTCAAATTGTTTATATTCTTCTTCTAATCTTTCTACTTTTCTTACATATGTTTCAGCCGCATCTGTATTTTCTTGTAATTTTTGTTTCTTAATATCAATATCACCTGTACTTCTATTCTTTAGTTCATTGAAATGTTTTGTTTGTAATTCATGTTTAGATTCAATTAGATCACATTGGTGTCTAGCTTCAATAATTTGTTTACCTAGTTCCGTTTGTTGATTTCTAGTTAGTATGTCCATATGAGTTAAAACTCTTATATCTAATATTTCTTCAACAACCTCTCGTCTATGTCTTGGTCTCATCTGCATAAATGGTTGATACGCCGAAGACCCTAAAACAGCAATCTGTTTAAATGCTCTATAATTTAATCTTAATATTTGATCTTCTAGTATCTTTTGATAATCTATACTAGAGGCATCTTGGTTTTGTAAAACACCATCACAATAAATCTCAAATATATTTGGTTTAATACCTCTTATAACTTTGAAAGCTTTAGTACCTATTTGAAACTCTAACTCAACTAAAGTATCAGCATTGTTTATTGTATTTACTATCTGTTCTTTTTTAATTAATCTAAATGGTCTATTAAATAACGCAAAACATAATGCGTCTAACATAGTTGATTTGCCAGAGCCATTTGCCCCAATCATCAAAGTCATTTGTGACTTGTTCAATTCTATTTCAACAAAAGTGTTACCTGTTGAAAGGAAGTTTTTCCATCTAATCTTTTTAAAAATAATCATTTGGTAATTTATCTTTGTTTAAAATTCTTAAATTGCCTGATACACTTATTCTAGTTACTTTAGATTTAAAGGGTACTACCCAATGTTGTAATAGAGCAGGAAACATAATCATATCACCTGTTTCTGGTAGTACAACTTTACCAGTAGTAGCCCAACGAGGTCTTGCTTGTTGTGTGTATTCAAACATTAACGAACCTGGTTTTGCTGATGTTCCTTCAAATTTATCTTGTTCTTTTTTTAATTGTTTAGGTACATCTAAAAATAATACAAATGAATAATCAGCACCGTGTGTATGTACAGGATTAAAGTCACCAGCTTGCATATAATTAACCCATAAATCATCTGCTTGTAAATCTACATTTAGTTCTTCAATACCATGATATTTACAATGACCATTTCTATATGCTTGTATGATAGGGTGTATATCAGTATAAAACTCTTTTTGTATTTTTTCTGGATACAAATATTGATTATCTAAATGACCAGCTAAAGCGTGATTATAACTTTTTTTTGCTTTCGTACCTTCAGTTTTTAACTTCTTAATTATGTAATCAGGTACCTTTGTTTTCATAACAAAAGGACCCCAATTCATAAAATTTGATTTTACATTTGTTATTTTACTCATCTTTCACTTGCCTCAATATACAATTCTTTTAGTGTTTCTTTTAATTTATGTTTATCCAAATCACTATCTATTTTTTCTACATACTTACCTAAAAAAGTTAATGTATCTTCTCCTTGTTGTAATACTTCGTCACTAACAGATGCTGTTATATCTGTATTTAAATCTTCTATTATATTAACTTCATGTGTATCTACTGTATTGTGTAGTCTATCAATTAGGTTGTTAAACATTTCTTCGTTTGTTTTGTTTGTTACAAAAACTTTTACAAAGCAATCTTTATAGAAAGACAAGTCTAACTTACTGTAATCTTCATCTTTATCATTGTAAACTAGTTTCTTATGTATTCTAATTGGATTAGGTATTCTAGTTATCTCTCTTGTTTCTGTATCTAGTATGTGAAAACCTTTTGGACACTTATAGTCTGACCAAGTAATTTCATATTGAGAGCCAAGATAATATACTTGACCATCATCAGATTTTTTATGAAAATGACCAGAGATAACTTTTTCGAATCTATGAAACATAGCCTTTTCTAAACCTTGTTGATTCATATGGCCAGCGTTCATTTCAAAACCTTTAATCTCTAAATGGCCTAACGCAAGTTCAGCATTTGTATTTTCTATTTCTTTTATTGAATGGTCATAGTTATCATCACAAATCCAAGGTATAAGACATATATCTGTACCCCCAAAATTTACAGTAGTTGCCTTTTCGTATATCCAAGGTTCTTTTATTCCATCAAAGGTTGTACACAGTTCTCTAATAGCATTTACTTCGTTTGTGTTTTTATAATAAGTGTCGTGGTTACCTAGTATGATATGAGTATCAATACCTTCTTTATACAATCTATGCATAAAGTCTTCTCTAAATGTATGAGCTGTTTTAAAGTTTATAAACTTTCTTCTATCAACAACATCTCCTAAATGGACTAGTGTCTTTATATCATTTTCTTTAAGATATGGAAAAAATATCTCATTGTAAAAACGCATAAAGTAATCCAAAAACGCAGGACTATCATTTCTTGCACCGAAGTGCGTATCATTCAATAACGCAATTTTCATATATTAGTTAAATAATTTAGATGTAGATTTTCTAGTTCTTGTCTTCTTAACTTTCTTTTCAACTTTTTTGATAGGTGTATCTTCCATCTTTAAGTTCTTTTGTAAGAAGTCTCTAAATTGATTTTTAAACTCAGCATCATCACCTGGCTGTAGAGCCACATCATCATAATTACTGTCCATAATAAGTTTATGTTTTATAGTAGTTTGTTTTTTCTCTTTTTGTATTCTTCTAATAAAAGCATAATATATTATTTGTGTAAAGTATGCGAAAGGATTACTTGATTTAGCAGGATCAAAATTATCTAGGTATTGTAAACAGTTTTCTATACCATCACTAACCATATCGTCTCTAAATGTATAATTGATAAAGTTAGGTCTATAAGATAAGTGATTCGCTATCTTCAAAAAACAACTACCAATATAATCAGTTACTAGTGGTTTGTCTTTTTTCTTTTTTAATGATTGCTGTACTTCTTTTTTGTAGGCTGTCATAGCCTCTAAAAATTCTTTGTTATTAACGTAATGTTCTTTTTTTGCTTTACTCATGTTCTTAATATATCACCTTTCATCATAATTGTCAATGTTTTAAGCTATTAGAATTAATTATATTTAACCTCATTCCAGGGTTGACTTTCTCAGAGTTTTTTGATATACTGAGCGTGTTGAGCGATGACAGAGAATAGAGTCTATTAGTGTACAGTCTTCTTAGGAAGAAAATCATTATCATCAAGTTCATCAAATATTTCATTAACTCTATCGTTATCTTCATCACTTAATCTTTCCCGGGAGAATGCCGCCGGCTTCTCTTTCTTAGCTAAAGGTTCAGACTTATCATAAGTAACAATTACATGATTGTAACTCTTACTCATATCTGGATTAGCATTTACAATAGTTAATATCTTATCTTTTGGAATAGTTAAAATAGGGTCTCTTGTATATGGGCTCCATTTGATTAGAGCTACATAGTCTTTTAAACCTTGAGTAGTAAATTGAGGTATATACTTTACCTGTAAAGGTTTATTTAACCTTAACATAGGAGACTTCTCACCAAGTTGTTCAGCTGGTAATGAACAAACTATATCATCACCGTTTACTAACTTGATAATTTTAATCGGACTTGGTGTTATCTTTTGTACCATTGTTTAACTCCACGTTATGGATTTCGTAATTGAAATCTTCGCTATTGTATATATTTATTCTTTCCTTAAAGTGATGTAGTGTGTAATTCGCTTTACCTTTGTATGAAATATCATCAGCTATATCATATAAAGTGGCTGCACTGTTATCATCTTTTAATCTTAAACCTCTACCAATACTTTGTAAGTTTCTTATCCTAGATTTACTAGGACTAGCAAAAATAATGTTATGCAAGTTCCGTATATTAATGCCTGTAGAGAAAGTCCCATAACTTGCAACGATAATAGCGTTGTCAGATTTCTCGGTAATTTCTCTAATCTTTTCTCGTTGTTCTGTGTCAACTCCTCCATGAACATAGAAGACTTGTTTGTCTGTTGCTCGTTCTCGTATAGTTTCATATAAGTTCTTTCCGTGTTTTTCTACATATTGAAATAAACATAGTGTGTTTCCATTTAGTGAAGTCGCCAAGTTTCTTATATACTTATTTCTTTTTTCATTTGACACCAAATAGTCCATCTCTTCCTGGTAAGATTTCTCTTTTAAAAAATGACGAGCTGTTTGATCGTGTTGTAATACTAAACACATAATTTTTAAATCAGCTAGTTTACCTGTTTCTATTAATTCACTTGTAGATACTACTTTATTAACAGCACCAAACAATCCTTCTAATACTAACTTGTGAGTTTTACTACCATCTAAGGTACCGGTAAGACCAACTCTATATTTACATTTTTCTAATTTAGTCATAAGTTTAGTTAATGACATTGCTTTAAACAAGTGAGCTTCATCACCAATAATCATACCAAACTGATTAAACCATTTCTTAGGTAAATTGTAAACTGATTGCCAAGTAGATATAATAACTCTTTTATTAGTTTCTTTTTCATGGCCTTGATATATTCTATGTACGTTTCTTTCACTATTATAACCATAGTCTATAAAGTCCTTAAATAACTGCTCTACAAGCGATGTAGTGGGCACTATAATCAGGATCTTGTCTTGTTTAGTATCTTTCAGTCGTAATAAATTAAAGATCACCATGAGGTAGATTATGAGAGATTTACCGGAGGCTGTAGGAGATACTAATAGACATCTATCTTTTTCAACAGAATATTTAAAAGCTTCTCTTTGATAATCTCTAACTTCGTGTGGTAGTTTAAGCGCTTTGATTAAGTCGTCTACCTTCTTGTCATCTACTTTGTTGTGTTTTATTTTAGTTCCATCAACAACGTGTACATCATTATCTTTACACCAATTAATAATATAAGGATACAATCCAGCATATATTTGACCAGTTGCATATGTGAATAAACGTATCTTACCGTCCCATTGGCGGTTTCGAAAATTAGGCATAAACTTATAACCAGGAACTTCGAAAGTAAAAAATTGACCTAGCTCTCGTCTAATATCAGCATCAGCTTCTATTTTAAGATAAACTTCATTTACTTTATCTATTATTAAATATCTAGTTACTGTCATTACACTTATCAAAATGCCATCTTTTCATATTTGCTAAATTACCTATAACACTACAATGAGGACACTTTATTTTCTTTTGATTGATTTTTGATATTCTTTTACTTCTTTCTTTTCTCTCTTGTTCCGTAAAACCTAATTTTTCTACAGTATTTACTTTCCATTTATCTTTATAATTAGGATGCTCTTTTCTCCATTCTATCCAATATTCTTTTCTTGCTTTAGCTATCTTTGGTGCTTTTTTACCTGTATTCCAAGGTAATTGGCCTTTTTTGAAACTTGTAGATGTTACGCCACCATAACCACCGTTTGTAATGTTTAGTCTTTCTTTCTTTGATAATTGAGATATGTAATAAGGTTCTCTTTCCTTTAACATATGTACATCATCATTCCCTCTTTCAAGTTCTTCAACTATAAAGTTATCTTCGTTATATTTTCTAATTGAATTGTATAGATATGATTTATCACCTCGTTTGGCACATTGACAATGTACCTTAAACCGATCTTTGGCTGTTTTTTTAGTCCAACCAATATACTTCTGGTTTGTGATTGTATTTGTTATTTGATAAATCAAAGAGGCCATACTATTATTTATAATATCCCAATCTTTTATATTAAATGACTATATTTGGGATAATTAAATAGCGCCACTAGTAAATTTTCTCCAGTCAATAGCATTTTTTATTTGAAAACCACGCATTGATATTTGTCTAAGGGTTCTATCTAAAAAATCTACAACTGTTTCTATGTATTCTACCTTTTGCTTATATTTTACTAGTTCAGGATCAGCGTCCAGATACTTGTCAACATCTGTTTTTAATAATTTTAAGCTAAAGGGTTTTAGTGTATATACTTCTGCTGGTGCCTTACCAGTGTAGTATTCCCACTTTCGTTTTCTTTGTGTATGATATTCTACTTGTGCTTTACTTAACAATAATTTAAACTTTGTTAAGTGTTTCATAAACTCATTGTGTAACGCAGGTGTCTTTAATGATTCTATATCTAACTCTATATCGTTAATCTTTAGTTTCTTGTCAGCCAAGTCTTGTAATTGTTCCAAATCCATAATAACTCCATTATATTCTATTTAACTATTTAGTCGTGTTGTTAAGTATCTCTCGTCTTCTCGCATGTCCGAGTCTAACGGCGTCACCTATTCGTTTTCTTGTTTCTTCATCATGGGTCTTTCCACCAAAGGAATTCGCCAAACCAAACTTACCCCATTGAGGATTTTTCTCTCCTGTTTTAGCGAGACTTAATTTCTTTTTTGTTTTCTCAGTATGTGGTTGTCCCAATCTCGCCTTATTACCCAACGCATTTTTATTTCCTATTTTCGCCATACTTTGTTTCTCCTTCGCTTCTTTAGTCGCCTTTCTTCCTAATTGCGCATATCTTCTCGCCAACTGAGCGACTTGATAACTAGGTACCTGACCTGATATCGCTTTCCACGCTAGTTCATCTTCCCAACGTCCATACTTCTCAAACAATTTCCTATGTTCTTCAGCGTGTTCTTCAACAGTTAGTTCTATTAGATTACTAGGGTCGTCTGTACCACCCGCATGTCTAGGTATAATATGATGATTATGAGTCTTTTTCATACATCTATTTATACAGTCGAGTAGTTGAGGACTAGAATTAATTTGGTCTATGATGATGTTACTGTTGTTGTTGATGACCCTACATTAGCAAAGTCATATATTAAATAACTAAATGATACTGTCGCTGTTAGATAATCCACATCAGCCGCTTGTTGGTTATATTGTAAACCAGTTACGCCTGTCGGATATAAGTCTCTAAATCTTATTTCAACTTGTGCATTATTTTTACTTGACAATACAGTTAAAGTAGCGTCAGATAGTGTTGGACCAGCATCTGCTGCAGCATACTTTGACCTTCCAGCTTCACTTGAAACGTTTGATGTATTTCTATTTGGAAATCTATCACTACCAGCTCTAAGTAAATTTTGAAACTCTTTATGATCTCTAGGAAATCCTAAACCAACTAACCATCCATGTATCTCTTGGAAGTTCTCTAAATTCTCATCAACCAAAAAAGTCATCTGTAATGGTTCGTAAACTAGTGTGTCACCAGGTATAGGTATCCTTTTTAGTGGAGTTGCCTGTGTAGTTTCACCTAAGTTGACACCAGGTATATTAACTGCTGTACAAAAGTATTCTACTTTAGGCAGTTTTGATATACTAAATTTAAACTGAGTAGGACTAGCATAATCTAATTTCGTAGGTTGTCTAGTAAAAGAGTTTGTAATTGTCATATTACTATTTAGTAGTGTTCTTATCTACTTCATTCCAATCTTTTTCGTTAGCTTCTTTCTCTAACTCTTTTTCGTTTGGTGTTAAAACAATTTCTTTTTGTTCTACTTTTTTAATCTTTTCTTCTAATTCTACTAGTGGATTAGGTTCATTATTACTTAAAATAAGAGTTACACTCAATAGTAAAAGAACTGTTAGAAATATGTAGAGGTATTGTTTTAGTATTTTCTTCATAGTAGTATTTATAAGGTATAAGAAAGGCAAAAAAAAGGCGACCCGAAAGCCGCCTCTTTTAATATGTTACAAAAGTAACAAGTTGCTTACATCAAATTGGCAACCTGTACACGTCTGTAATATTGGTTAGCATTAGCAGCACCGTCTGTTGATACAGACCCTGCAGCTTCAGCAAATGGGTTAGCCACTAAACCGTATCTAGTTTTGAAACCAATTTTCGGTTGGAAAGTGTCTTGACCAACTGCTCTAACCATTTGTAGAGGTACATATGGACAATAGAATAATCCAGCGTCATATGGTGATGTACCTTTGTATCCAACTACAAAATATTGCTTCGCAGCAGCATTTGCACTGTATGGATCAATGTACACTTTAAATCTACCGTTAAGAACACCAGCAAAAGTATTACCAGTATCGTCAACGTTTAGGTTATTATTTAAAGCAGGAGCGTAATCTAATACGCCAGCCATTTGTAATGCAGAAGCAACATCAGAAGAACAGATAATCATGTTACCTTTTCCTCTTCTTGTTTGTTGTGCAATTACGTTTGCTTCTCTCTCTAGTTGGAACATTAGTCCTTTGAATCTTTCAACAGACCATCTTCCATTAGAGTCAGTATCTAAATCAAAGATACCAGTCGCAGTTGTGTTAGTTTGAGCACCAGGCTTAGCATTGATGTAAACAGTTCTAACAACTTCTCTGTTGATTTCCGAAAGGATTTCAGCAGAAAGAATGTTTGCTAATTCTGTTTCAGCATCTAGACCATGGATTGCTTTTAAGTCTTGAGCAAGTTCCATAGTGTATTCAGCTTTAAGAGCTCTTGATTTAGCAGTTACTGTTGCTTTCTCAATTGAGAATGCCATTTCAGCAAATGCATTTGCACCAGCGTCTCCAAGGGCTTCAGCAGTAGCTGTTGCCATTGCAGTTCCTTTTGTGAAAGAACCAGCTGGGCTATCGTTTAACACAGCAGGATTAGTACCAGCGTGACCGCCCGGTTCTTGTCCTGTAGTAGAATCAGCTGCAGCATTTCTAGCTGAAAAATCTGAATCAGCTTCGTTAAATAGTGCTTCTGATCCACTTGCGTTAGTGTATCTGCTTCTCATTGCAAAGATAAGTCCAGTTGGACCAGTCATTGGCTGTACGCCAGCGATATCGTATGCAATCAAGTTAGGCATTGCTCTTCTAACAAGCGAAATTAAAATTGGATCCCAATTTGCTGTTCCCGCTGATGAGTTAGTTGGCGCTGCTTCACTTAAAAAAGCGTTGTCTTCTTTTTGTGCTCTTTCTTGGTTTTCCAAGATAGTAGCTGTAACGGCACGTCTGTAAGAATCCTGAATTTTTGGTAAATCCGGGTGTTCTAGGACTGGCTGCCATTTCTTTTCGTAAGTTTCAGATAAGTACATTATACTTTTCTCCCTCTATATTATTTATTTTGACAACTTAATGTCTTTTGTTTTACTTATAGCGGCGCTATAAGCAGCCATGCTGTTTGTTAAATCTGCAGGTTCTACTGTAGATCCATCGCTTACCGCCACATCATGTATATCAGATTGAGCTTCTTCTTTTTTACCAAAGTAAGACTCTTTAATTGTCTTCATTTTAGTAGTAAAGTCGCTCTCGTTTGAATACTCAACTTCTTCTGCAAGTTTGTTAAATTTCTCTTTTTGAGTATCAGTTAGTGTTTCAGAAACAGCTTTCGCTATATCTTCTCTTTTTAAACTACCGATAGTCTTATGAGACTCAACATTCTTTTCGATTTCTTCATTAAGTTTTTTTTCAAGGTCTTCTATTTTAGAAGCTTGATCTTCAAGCACATTATATTTTTCATCTGGAACGTCTATATAGTGATCTTCAAATAACTTTTTAAGTCCACCAATAAAGTCCTCAGCAATTTCGCCTTTGATACCTCTTTCAATAGCGATCTTGTTTTCTTGCATCCATTCCTCAACAACGTAGTTAAGATAATTGTCTACCTTTTCAACAACATCAGCTTTATGAGCTTCAGTATCTTCTTTTAATTTAGTTTCATACTCGCCTTGCAATCTAGTTGATTCTTCTTTGACTTTTGCTTTAATCGCAGCTTCAAAGATTGTCGCAGCTTTCTGTTTAAATTCCTCAGATAAGTCAGAGTCACCAACAAGTGCATCTACATCTGCTTTGATATCAAGTTCTGATTCTTCTTTTTTGTAAGAAGCTTTCATATCTTTTTTATCTTTAGCATCTGTGTCAGCCATTTCTGATTTCTCTTTATCTTCTAAGGATTTTTCGTCTGTTTCGTTTGATTCACCTTTTAACTTAGACATTGCGTCAGCAGCGCCAGCGTTTTTTTGAGGTGCATCACCAGAAACGGTTTTTGTAGATTTTGAAGCATCCGGATTACTGTCTGTTGGTTTTACAACAGCTGCACCTAAATCCTCAGCATCATTTTTCAGATGAGTAGGTTCAGACGCTACAGCGTTTTTCTTTGGAAGATCGGCTTGCGGGTTTGCACTCGCTTCACTAACTTCCTGTTCCAGTGCCTTCAAACTTTTTTCTGTTTCGGCCATTGAAATCTCCCTTATAAAAATAAACGTTTATTTTTGTTTTCGTTATAGGATATTTATAAGATTAAAGTTTTGTAAGGAAGTTTTTAAAGATATTAACCTTTTTCTCTTCCAAAGCTCGTCTTTTTGTCTTAAAAATCTCCATTTTCCAAGCGGCTACATCTTGTTCTTTAAGTACGCCGTTGTTCCATACCCACTCTTTACCTTCCATAATACCTTCTACGAAAGCGTCCGGAGCGGACGGGTCTGCTACAATATCAGCAGCGGTTGCAATATAAAAGTCATCTTTTACATAGTTTGCGCCACCTCTTTGTACTAACGAACCCATACCACGAGAAGATACACCTAATTGTGCGCCTTCATCAATAAGACCTTTTACGATCTTACCGTAGGGTGTGTTCATTATTTTTGCTTCACCAATAAAATTGTTATCCTCTGGATAGAGTTTCGTAATCATATGTGATACTCTTTCTAGGTTAACTGTTGGTCCGTCAGGGTGTCCTAACTCGCCAAACGCTCTTTTTTTATTGACAAATTCCATGTTATATCTTCTTACTTCTTTTTCAAGTATGTCTTTTGGATAGACTCTTCCATTTCTATTTTTTATCTCAGATTGTAAAAAGATACCTTTGATTTTGTAGTTTTTCTTACCGTCAGTTTCTTCTACAAGATACTCGGCGTTGTTTATTTCTTCGGAAATTAGTTTCATAAATTTTTCTCTCTCTTTATAGATATATTTATACTATTCTTTACCTAAACTCTACAATTAATGTGTAGTTGTCTCCATTTGCGAAATTCTTTGTTGACAATAAAACATCTCCAGTAGGAGTTCCAGCGTTATTTGGAATACCATTACCATCTGTTCTAAAGTCCATAAAGCCATTTCCAGACAAGAATAGCGCAGTAGCATTTGTTGATCCATCCCAAATCAACTCTACTCCTGACTTATTATCTGATGTATTAATTGAATAATACACTCTAGCAATTGATCTTGCACCATCTTCTGTCATAAAAGTAAGGGTAGATGCATCTACTTTGTTAATTAAAGTTTCACCTGTACCATCAGAAAAGTTTGTAAGTTTAGTTACAAATTTTACACCTGAAGTATCTGAAATTGTTTGTGTTGTTACTGTGTCAGCCATTAGTTTGTATATCCTGATTCTTTTTGTGCTTCTATTACTACGTTATAACTTGTAACGTTAGAATCACTTGTTAGTAAAATATCACCTATTGCATCTTTAATTCTATCTTCACTTGGTTTCAATCCGTAGTTTCCTCTACCCGTAATCTCTACCTTTTTTTCTATATCGTTTTTAAAAAATATTGTACACTTACCCGTACCCAATATTTCATAATGTATATCTGCGATTGAAACTTTTGGTTCCGAACTCGCATTATCTGAATTAACTACGTCTACCAAAGTTTGTTCTTCTTCACTACCCACTCCATTCGCTTTAACTATTATATTAAAACTATTATCTGTAAGCTTGGTAGCCGTAATCATAATTAACTTCTTGGTGAACCTACAGCAGCAGCATGACCATTAGCAAATGTAATCTGATCAGTTGGTGCTTTTTCAATAATTGCTGTATCTCCCGCTGCGTGTAAATAGACTTCGCCCAAAGTTGTACTGTCTTCACTAGTCACAAGAACTGTTTGTGTGGCTCCAGTTGCAACGAGTCTAACAAAATGAGCTTTGCCAATATTGTTTTGACTTGGGTTGTTTATAACACTACCCTTTACTATAAACGTTGACATTTATTTCTCTCCTAATTTTTCGATTACTTCTTTATCAAAGTAATCTTCTATTTGTTTAACTTCTAAATTATGTATAGCAGCAACTTCTTTAATTGCGCTTTCAAATCTTTCTACAATGTTACCTTTAGCTTCTTCGTAGAAACTAAAGACATCTTTTATAGCATCTTTCATTAATGGCGAAAGATTAACATAAGTAACAGAATCTATTAATATATTCTGCTTAATTATTCTGCTCACCTGCATTGACATCTACTCCTACCATTGTATCTGCTGTACCATCTTGTGATAAATCTACTTCAGCTTGTCCATCACCTTGTACTTGTCCATCATGTGAAAATGTTCCTATATCCTGTACTTCAGGTTTAGGGTCACTATGTGGCTCTGCTTCAGGTATTGGCATAGCATTATTAAACATATTACTTGCAGTATTTTTTCTATGTGCGTCTAATGTTGTCCCAACCTTAACTCTTAAAGCATCTTTAAATGCTTCACCAGCACCAGCGTTATCGCCTGCCGCAAGTTGGTCAACAAAATTTTTAACTTCTTCACTCATTATTTTTTCTCCTCATTTTGTATTTGAGCCATGGGATTTTGAATAATACCATCATCAATTTCTTTTTTGATTTGTTTATCCATATCTTCCATTTCTCTATCGTTTTGTTTTAAAACATTTTTTCTTATGTATTGTACAGAATAAAACTTACCAACGTAGTCTCTCATCTCATTTGCTAATGCTAATCTTTCTCTTTGTAGTTCAGCATTTTTAAGTTCAGCAAAGTGTCCATCTTGTATAAAGTCATACATTATACAGTCTCTAACTACGTGCCAGTCTTGTTCAGCTATGATACCTTTTAGAACTAATTGTGTTCTTAAAATATCATTAAACAGTTCTGTAAACTTCTTTCTTAACCTTTGTACGAATTTTGTAAACTTTAATTCGTCTCTTGTAATCTCAGAAGCTCTACCCATATTAAATCCTTGAGAGCTTTCCAATCTACTTACAGGAACATTTAGAGAACGATATAGTTTCGCTCTAAAATATTCAACATCAGTCATCTCACCTAAGTTTTGTCCACCCGGTAATGTTGTTATGTCAGTACCTCTGCCACCTTCTCTACTTGGTAACCAGAAGTCCTCTAGCATTGACATATAGTTTCTATCATCTCTTATTTCACCTGTACCAGCGTCATATACTAATTTATTTCTGTATCTCGCCATTACATCTCTCAAATATTGTTCAGCTTTCGCTTTAGGTAAATTACCCACATCTATTTTAAAGATTCTTCTTTCAGGTGCTCTAGCTATTCTGTAAATAACTACTGCGTCCTCAACCATACGTAGTTGATTAGTGGGTTTAATAGCTTTGTGTAAGTATGATAAAACCATGTTTTTATTTTGGTCTATAATACCTGATGGAACAAAAGCAATCGTATCTGGTGCTATCTTAATACCTGCGGTACCAGTAGTTCCTGACACGCCTCTTTCATTATACAAAAAGTATTCAACGTATTCATCTACAACATTTAAACTATTTAAAGATGATGGACTAGGAACATCAGGTCTTTTCTTTCTGACTTCTCTAATCTTTTTAATCTTTCTAGGATCAATGTACTTTAGTTCTGTAATACCTGATTTAGGATTTTCTCTATCAATAATCTTTTGATAATATACACGACCATCAACGTACCATCTTCTAAAGATGTCGTGGCCTTTCGTATTGAAGTTCATTAATCTTAAAACTTCCTGAAACTCGTCTTCTATTTTTCTTCTTATTTCTTTTCCATAAGGTAAGTCACTAAACTGTACTCTTACAGCATCTTTCAACTCATTAGCAACAATCGCCTCATTGACAATATCTTCAATCGCCATATCGCATTCTGGGTGTAGTGCTATTTCTCTATATCTACGGATTAAATCTGCCTCAGTACGGGCAGTACCTTCCATGTCCAAATAAGAACCAAAGTGTCCTCCTGCCGATACGGTTTGTGTTCCGTCATCAGCCTGTGAAGTTGTAAAACTTTGTTTTGGATCCGCTTTTTGTTTTAGCTTTGTAATACTAAAACCAAATAATTCAGCCATTATATTGTCGCTCCTTTCATACTATTTATACGTGTTCTTATCCCACCCAAATTACCTTTATTAATTCTTCCTTTAATAAAGTATAGACCTGGAGAGGTTTTACTTCTTTTGTGGGACACGCCATCATTCCACCAATAAGTTTTACTAACTGATATCGCACATAGATGTTGAAATCTAGGCTTGATATAAGAATAACCCTCAGGTTGTTCTTTCGAAAACTTGAAATCTTTTCCGTTTGACCAATGTTTATAGTCTTTGTTTGTGGATACTTTACCACCTCTACTTCGTATCATAAACAGTTCTTCTTCTCTAACTTTATATGTTTGTTTAACACCTTTACCATTCTTACCACCTAACGCCCATTTTAAACTTAAAATTTCTTCTTTACCTAGTTGTCCAGATAGACCTTTCCACGCAAGATAGTCTTCTTGTTTTCCATGTTCCTCATATAACTTTTTATGAGCCAGGGCGTGTTGTCTAGGAGTTAGTTTGATTATGTTTTCAGGATCATTGGATCCGCCCATGTGTTTGGGAATCTTGTGATGGTTATGATATATTTTTTTCATTATAATAATATTTATAGAGGCGCTTATAAGCGCCCCTATATTTCAATTTGTGCTTAGGTTGTCGTGTTGCTTTCAAAATACTGATATGAAAAAGTCACATCAAATGTTTCAATCGCATCAGTAGTTTCGTAGTCTAATGGAATCCCACCAACTGAAGTAGGGAAAGCCCCTCTCAGTGTATAAGATTTTATAGTATTACCGTTTCTGTCTAAATGATCTACAAAAGCATCAACTTGATAGTCAACTGGATTAGTTAAACCCTCGTTGTCAGTCATATTGTTAATACCGTTCTGCCATCTTTCAAACGCATTCTTCAGTCTGAAATTTGTATCATTGTAAACAGTTACGTTCCACGCTTCTATTGTTCTATCTCCAGCAATCTTAATATCTCTACCTCTGAACTTCACATCTATATTTCCTATCGTCATAGATGGAAGAGAAGTAGCTTTACATAAGAAAGCCATATCTTCTATTTCGCCACCAACACTTGCATAACCAGGAAAAGGTAAAGTTACCTTAAACTGATTGGCTCTTGCGCCACCGCCTGCAAGTTTAGCTTTGAAGTCATTAATGTTTGCCATTTTTTATTTCTCCTCTACTAACCTGCTACTTCGTCAAACGAAACGCCGGTTCTTGTTGCGACAAATGATAATGTGATAAAGTTGATACTTCTAGCTGG